GCCTCAATTTCATCACTAAAACCAAAAGACGCACCCTGAGCAAATGTGCGCCCACGCTGAGATTCAGCTACGGGCTTTTGGATTAATTCTGGCTTATATGCTGCTAATATTTGCTCTTTTGTTCTAGCCATTATTGGGTGGCCTCCAGATATTCTTTTTTATCCGCATCAGACATTTCTCCCCAAATCGTGTAGGTCATTTGAGGGTCGCCAATTGGGTATTGTGAAATAGATGAAGTGTAAGCGTCAATTTCAGATTGCTGTTCTTCCATGTACTGGCTTAACCCAATCCCGCTTTGCAACCTTCGGCCTCTTTTGGTCATTTCTCGGTAGAGCTTGTTTTGCGCTTGTATTTTTTCGTCTAAATAGTTTACAAGGTCTTGACCTTTTAGGCTGTTAGGTATGTCTCTGCTTAACGCTAAATCTAGCTCTCGCTCGCTCAACGCACCGAAAGTTGCGCTGTTAATAACGTCGATACCTAGCGTAGTCCTTAAAGAATTAAACATTGCAGTATTCTCGTCAAACGCTGGCAAGAACCTTGCAAGTACGCCTGTGCGGACGCCTTCTGGAGATGCCGCCAAGTCCCTAGCTGACATCATAATATCAATAGACCTGTTAACTTGCCGAGATTTATCGAAAACGTCTTCGCCGCGTGATCTTGCGGCATCAATGTCAGCAAGATTAAACGCAGAGTCGCTGTCTAGGCGGGCTTTTCCTTTGGTGGTTATCCCTCGCGTCCCCAGCTTATTTACAGTGTATCCGCCTTCTGCATTAGGATTGTAAGTAACGGTATATTCGTCGCCAGCTTGTAGCTGTACGTCGCCAACAAGCATATCTTCTTCAGCAATCCTAACACCACTAATGTTTTTGCTGCTGTAATCCGTGCCCACTGTTTTCTTTCTAAACTCTATCAGAGCATCTTTTGCCAAAGACGGATTAGCTTCAACTATAGAGGCAAGTTGATCTTCACCCTGAGAGCGCAAATATTGAGCAGTTTGGTTTGCCTGCTTGCTTGATGTCCGTTGTTTCTGGCGATCAACATATGCCTGCTGTATTCCAGCGTCAGGTGCATAGCGCATAGTATTGAACATGGCCTGCAAATCTTGCATCTTCTCTTTGTCGCCAACAAAATTTTGGATGCCTGAGCCAAGGCGAGATAACAATCCCTGCTTAGGCTGAGGGGGCTGTTGAGAAGCTTGCGGGGGAGCCTGTTGAACCTGAAGCTGCTTAGGCATTGCTCCGCCCATTGGCTGGTTAAACTTAGCCATAGGATTAAAGCCAGCAGCCGGGTTAAATGTGCCGTTAGCTTTAAGGCGATCCATCTCTGCCTGCATCTGTTCTGGTGTCATTATGGTTACGCTCCCATTTTACCGATTAAAGCCAGAAGGCCACTCATATCGACGTCGCCTTCATTTGTCTGACCGGGCATCATTGGCTGGCCCATGCTGGGAATCTCAGGCAAAGGCATCATACCGCCGCCGCGCTGTAGTGGTAGCATTCCCGGAGGCTGGTATTGGTGAGACATGCCCTGCATCGCGTTACCTATTCTATCTGCCATACCCGGCTGCTGAGCGTTTTGCATTGCCTGACCAAACGCTGCGTCAGTTGCTGGGTTGCCTTGAGCCATTGCCTGACCTATTGCCGCAGTATTATCCATTGCACCAGTGTTAGGCGCCATGTTGGGATCTAGCAGTTGAGCAGCATCTGTAGGTAGAGCTAAGCTTGGAGCTGTAGGACCGAGATTCATCATATCCCCGGTGTTGGCTTTCATGCCCTCAATTAATGCAGGGTCAACCATACCGGCACTCTCCATCATCTTGCGGAGCATCTCTTCTTTGTCATCTTCTTTCTTATATCCAAACATCTTATAAGTCCTTGTACAGTTCGCCGTAGTTTACAGCCATATAGCCGGATGGGGTGGTAACTACCATCTCAGGCATCACCTTCTCTACTTCCTGAGCAATTACACCCAGTGTCATGTGGTTGTCTAAGCCCTTATCTATGGCGTCCTCAGTCCAATCCCAAGTGTAGAGACCTAAGCCATTTGGCAGGTTTCCTACTTGGTTAATATTGGTCTTCAGTCGTGCGTCAGAACCAAACAAGCCTGCTGCCATTGTCAGGTAATCTGTAGCGCCAAGGTCTTTACGGGTCTGCTGGCTCTGAGGTATTGAAGATGCTCCAAGTGCCTGAGACAGTAATCCGATAGACTGGTATGGCGACTGACGGTAACCTTCAAACTGAGCTTTAGCCGCATCAATAAGCTGCTGCTGGATAGCCTGCTGAATCATACCCTGCTGAGCAAGGTTCTGGTTAACAGTCTGGCCCATTCCGAAGCCAAGATTAGATAGCGAGCCTAACTGACCAGCCGCACCTAGACGCTGACCAGATCCAGCCAATCCTGCCTGCTGATTAGCTAACTGAGCCGCCTGAGACTGCTGAGCGTTAAACTGTCGAGATTGGTTAATCGCATTCTGGTTGTTCATCATCTGCGTATTGGCAGCACTAGATCCAAACTGCCTAGCTTGATTTAGCGCGGCCTGATTAGATAAATTTGCAACATTACCTGCCTGAGCGCCAAACTGATTTGCCTGATTCATTGCGGCAGCATTAGTAAGCGCAGCAGTGTTACCTGCCTGAGCACCAAACTGAGACGCTGCTTGTTGCTGTGCCGACGCCTGAGCTGCTGCTTGGTTTTGAGCAGATGCACCAAACTGTGAAGCTTGATTAGCCGCCTGTGCGCCAAATTGCCCGGCTTGATTAAGGGCGTTTTGATTTGCCAAAGCAGCCTGATTCTGAGCAGATGCTCCAAATTGCGAGGCCTGATTCGCAGCAGCTTGATTTGACAGAGAAGCCTGATTAGCTGAAGACGCGCCAAACTCACTAGCTCTCATACCGGCAGACTGATTAGCAAGAGCTGCTTGCTGGGCCAAATTGGCAGTAGTTGTGCCAGCCTGAAGTCCAGCTTGCTGATTAGCAAGACCGGCCTGCATTCTTGTGGCAATATCTTGCTGGGCCATTCCTTGAGCCTGATTGAATCCAGCCTGTCTAAGTTGCCCGGCAGACTTTGCAGCCTGATCAGCAAATGCTCTGTTTGTTTCCGACTCCATAATACCCTGTCGAGAACCACCGAAAGCGCCAGCAGCAGTTGCCTGAGCACCAACATCGTTAAGCGACATTTGGCGAGCCCTGTCTAGGTCAGACAATGTAGATTGAACTACTTGGCTTTCATAGGGGTTAGTGTACTGGCCAAGGTTTGTGCTCCCTAGCTGCCCTGCGGCAACGTCACGAGATTGGACAACAGGTGATGCAGCTATTCTTTCAGCTTCAAATCCAGTAGCCCCTGTTCTTTCGGCACCGTATCCTTGCGAGCCGGTTTGAGCTGGGTTATAGCCTTGCGACCCGTAACCAGTAGATTCTACGCCAGCACCTTCAAATCCTCTTGCTCCAGCTCTAGTCGCGCCATAACCTTGAGCACCAGTGCGAGCAGCTCCATAACCCTGAGCACGGCCCTGAGATGCTCCATAGCCGGATGAATTAACATTTAACGGCTGATACATCATCTCTCTACCAGCTCCAGCCATAGCGCCTTGTATGCCCCTTGCTGCGCTTTGGTTAATGTTAGGTGGTTGAGCTGAGCCGCCACCTTTTCCGCCACCACTGCCGGGATTTGGATTTTGGCCGGTAAAATCACCAGCGTTAGGAATTGTTCCTGTGCCCGGAGCTTGGCCAGGATTTTGACCGGGGACATCCATTGGATCGCCTTCCATTACAGGGCCTTGATCTGTAGATGGACCGCCGGGAGGGGGAAAGCCAAGGGGGCCTTGGTTTCCAATGGGGTCTTGGTTTCCATTGTTAAACTGTTGCTGCATCTGAGCCAAAGCTTGATTAGCCTGTTGGTCTTGCCCTTGCGAATTTTGTCTGCGTGTTAGCAGAGCCTGATAATCAGGCGACTGCATGAAGGAATCGATTTGTTGCTGACCTTGACGCTGTGTCGATGGGCCGCCGGGAGAAGGAAAGCCACCGGGGGGAATAAGCGGAATACCTTGTCTGCCGAGCTCTCCAAAACCACCGCGAGGCACCTGCGTCATCGGGCCTTGATTCTGATTGCCACTCAAGTCAGGAGGCATGCCGACATAGTTGCCGCCGCCATCAAAACCTAACTGGCCTGTTCTTTGGACATTAGTCCCGACAGGATTAAAAGTATTAGTTGGCAGACTAAACTCAGGCGCTGCAAATATGCTTTGACCCATAGCTCTGCCAGCGCCACCGCCATCGCTGGTGCCCATAGCTCTGCCGCCACCTTGGCCATTGCCAAGTTGGGGTCCCGCAGGTTTAAGGCCACCCATCATCTGCTGTCCAACCATCCCTGTGTTCTGAGGTACACCGTTTCCACCAGCCATTATGATTTCCTCAGATTCATCATCATTTCGTCAACATTATAATCCATGTTTTGGGCTATAAGCTCGTTGTCAACTGGACCTTGCGGGAAGTTGCCGCCGCGAGTGTCTGGCATAGTTGCTTGCCTGCCTCCGTTAAAAGAAAAGCCTCCAGCATTTCCGGGATTGCCCATATTGTAATTAGGCATACCCATAGATCCGCCTTCACCGTAGGAAGGGAAATTGTAGTTGCCTGCGCCAGAGTCGTTACCAAATAAAGCGTCGTACTTTTTGGCGTACTCTGGCTGTTTTTCTTTAAACTGAGCAACAGCATCTTCAAACAGGGGGGCAGAGCTGTAGCCCGACATTCCGTTACCGTAGTCTGTCGCCTGTGGCATACCGGCCATAGCATCACCCGGAGCGGCCATGCCAAATGCAGCGGCAGCGTCTAGGTTGTTTTGCATAGATGCTTGCTGTGTGGGGTTAAAACCAGCAATGTCTGGGCCATAGTATGGCATGTAGCCAAGCTGCTGTACGTCCTCAGCTCTCTGCAAGTTTCTTATAGTCGGCGCCTTTGCCCACTCTGGAATGTCTGCTTTTGTGGATTGACCACCGCCTTTACCACCGCTCATATCATATATCCTTGCTAAGTGTAGTGAACGCCTCGGTCCACCCTTTGCTTAATAAGACCCTTGCCCAGCCTCTACGGCCAGCAATTGTCATGCCCGTGCATCCTTGCGATCTTGCAAACTCTACCGCCGACTCATCCATATCTACGATTTGATTCTTTTCTCCGCCTGCCAAGAATATATGAAACACTTTTTTCCTTGGAAACGAGATTATTTCTGTTACTGCGCAGCCATTCGGAGATGGCCAAAACTGCATGTATCCGCTCTTAATAGCCTCGACAATATCTTCGTACTCGTGCGTCCCGCCGCTGTACTCCAGCGCCGCTTTAATCCACTTCTCACAACGATCTAATTCTTGCGCTAATTCGGTCATGCGTCCCCCTGCTGTAGGGCCCGATTATAGCATTTATTGACGACTTCTGGTTATTGTTAGGGCAATGGGCTGAGACGCCGGAGCAAATGAAGTTGCAGCCGCTCCATCAAGCAATAAAGCAGTGTCAGACACAGCAAATTTTGCCTGCAAATAAGAGCCTGCCGCAATATTGATTTGATCGCTTACACCAAGAACCGTATAGGCGTTGTTATCGTGCATAGTGATTCTTTCAGAATGATCTATGTCAGTCCCGTTAACCGACAACCAGTAGTAAGCCGTCTTACTCGATGAGTTTGATGATTTAAATTGCAAGTGCCCTTGTATCGAATAAACTCCGGCCTCTGCAAACATTATTTTAGTGTTGTCAGATCCGTTAATTGACAGGCCGCCGCTTGCACTTACCGACGTAAAAGCTATCGGGTAGGCAGTGTCTGCCTGCGCTGCGGTTATGCTGCTGGTAGCTGCAAACTCACCGTATCCGTCAGCTAGAACAATTTGCCTATACTCGCCATTCTTAGATACTACCGGGTAGCCTGTCCTGTCCCACAGAATAACGCCATCATCAAACGCTGATTCGCCTGCAATGTAATTTGCAAGCTTTGACCTTGTTCTGGATAAAAAGCTTACCAGCCGTTCGCCCCAAGGCTTCCAGTCCGGTCCTAACGGGGGTGGCGGATTCTCAGCTAAGCTCATCGATTACCGCCGGGGATTACGTTCAACCGCATTTTGCCAGCTCGCCAGTCTTTAAGTTCGCTGCCATTAATGCGCATTCTAACTTGCCGCCCACTAAACCTAGCTCCTGTTGGATTAGATAAAGTGAATGGCCCATGACTGGTTTCGGCGTCGTTAGGATAGAACCGAGTCTTAAAGGTCAGCGTGACATCGCCTTGATTTAATTCATCAGGGACTATTTCGTTAACCTTTGCAATCTGATCACCCTGAGCAATAGATACAGGCCCGCTTTCTAAATACGTTTCGCTGGTCCCGTGATCATATCCAACCTCGTGGTTGTACACGTTACCTGCCGTATCAAACATAACCGGGTTATCCAATACGCCAGCATCAACCGCTGCGCTGCGAGCAAGCTCACCAATATTCCAATGCCCTTCCTTGTAATCAAATATTACATAGCGGTCGTTCTCAAGAGAATCGCCGCTTGGGTAGAACCACCAGATCTCTCCAAACTGAGAGTTGTTAACGGCAAATACTTTGCTTTTCTGAGAATGGTTTATGTCTTTAAAAACGTGGTCTGAGACGTCGCAAGGCATTTCCTGCACAGCAGAGCCGTTGTAGGTAAAGAAGCTCTTAGAGCCCATCCAGAAGGCGCCCTCGTCTACAGCTACCGCAGACATGCGAGAGATTGTTCCGCACGACGTTCCAACCCGCTCAAAACCGTAAACAGTTGGCGGTCCGTTGTAGGTTGCAACATGCGCATCGACAGATGTTAGCAGCAAAGTCCTGCCTCTCACCGGGATGCCACACATTAGCTCGCCAGAGGTCTGAAGCTCAAGGTCACCCGCTTGGTTGGTCGCAGCAGCGGTCCAGACAGTATTATTCTCTCTGTCACACCACTTCACTAATCGCGGATTGCCGCCAGCTCCAAGAGCAAACAGAAACCGCTCCTCGGTGACAACAATAGCGCCATTGCCTACTGGGGCATTAGTAATAGCCGCAGCCTTAGCGGAAGTGTTTAATTGCCATTCGTATATCTTGCCGTCCTTTGAAGAACATGCAATCAGATACTGACCCCAAGTGTCCATTGACCACGTTGTGACCTCTTCAGGAACTCCATCATACGGGCGCTGTGTGCCGAAATCTGACAAACCATAAAACGACCCGCCATACCCAATATTTTCTGTGGCATGAAGGTCACCAGAGGTAAGGCCGACGGGAGTAATATCTGCAACAGTGCTACCGGGGGTAAGGTGATACAGTTTTTCGTAAGTTCCCGCAGCAATGTGCGCGTCTACGCTGTTATCGTTCCAAGTGAGTGCCCCTCTGGGAGCGTATGCAAAAGCACTTGCCTTTCTTGAGGTCCAACCGCCAACCGGGCGAACAGATCCGTTCTGCCACCTAATAAGGTTAGCATCTCTCCACCGGCCAACTGAGTCTAAGTCAGTACCGTGCTTAAAGACGCCAGCAGGAATATCTATACTAATGTATGCCATCAATTTTTCCTTTCAAGCAGCAACGCTTATTTTATTTCTCGCGCTGAACGCCTTTGGTTTTTTCTACGGTGCGCATGGCGCCTAATCCGAGCATGCCCATCAGCACAGTAGTAAGCAGGGAGCTATCTACCGGGGGGACAGTAACCCAGATACCCAAGATAGGGGATAGGATAGTAGAATAGACTAGCGCGAAGCAGCATGACCATCCCACGGCTGGACGCCATCCAGCAATAAACAAAGACTTATGTGCCGCTTCCACCTTGTTGACTTCCAACTGGCCCTTGGCAAGCTCTTGGGCATGTCGCTCGGCCATTGTGCTTATCTCGTGAGATAGCTTGGCCTTAACATCCTTGTCTAGTATAAACTTGTCTAGCAGGTTAGAAACTGGGCCTATCAATGCTTGTAACATATTATTGTATCCACTTTGAGACAGCAAAAATTGAGATGATCACGGGGTACATCATCCATAACATGCGCTCTAGCTTGTTAAATCTTTGTGCGCCATCATCAAGCCTACGTTCGATGTTGGAGTAGCGTTCAGCGCACAGAGTTTCATGCGCTTCCATGCGGGTGATCGTATCTTCTGCCATATTAGAATCCATAATAGTAGGCTGCGGCAAACGCTGCTAACAAGAGCAGGCCACCGCATATGTTTTTAACAATATCTTCATTTTTGGATATTCGGCGCAGCTTGGCCATTCTTTCTTTATTCAAGCGCTCCTTGTTTTCCATTAAAGACCTATGCTGTATTGCCAGCATATCGCGCCAGACTTCCCGTGGCGTATGTTTTTTAAGCTCCTTCTCTTTAGCGCGTATCTCAGCTTTTGCCCATGCCAAATCAAGCGCCTCAGCCTGAGTCAGAACATGGTCACCAGCTTTGGTAGCCTCTTCGATAATCTCGACAGCAACTTTTGATTCTGTGATTGTAGAAAATAACCCTTTAAGATCAGACAGGTGACTACCTGACTCTTTGACGGTTTTAATCCCCGCGTTCAGAGTCTTTAAGGCGCCAACTACAAGAGTTATTTCAGCAATCATTTACTCGACCTCAACCCATGACGTTGTGTCTTCATCCCAGTTGTAAATCTTACCGTCATCTGGGTAAGCCGTTGGAGCTTCCCAAAGACATGTGGCATCGTTTAGCGTCCAGCTTGCGTAGGGCTGTGGAGCGTAAAAAGCATCACGCTCTGAGTCGTATGTAAACCCTATACCAGCGTAGTTTTTTCGGAGTGCTATACCGCTGTCATCATAACGCTCAAGGGAAGTTACGGTAGTCGTTTCACCGTTATCCTCTACCCATGATTTTTCAACTTCATGATAGGAATAGTGAACACCCCCAAATGTATTGTAAGAGGTTTGAACCCATGCTCCTTCACAGTAAGCGTCAATAAAATCTTGTTCGGCAACGATTACATCTTGAACGACACCGTCTTGTATTTTTGCAAAATGTGCCATATTAATTATCCTGTAACGAAATTGCCGGAGCTTGTGAATGTGTGGTAAGTGTAGCCGCCAGCAGAGGAAACAGTCCCGCCAGTTGCTATTTGACCGCCCTCATAGCGAACAATAACAACGCCAGAGCCTCCAGAATGGCCTCCACGCGAACTTGACTGATAGGCCATTGGCGCACCGCCACCACCACCTCCTGTGTTAGCCGTTCCAGCAACAGCAACAGTAACGGCGCTGCTATAGTTACGCCAGTAACCACCAGCTCCCCCGCCTCCATTACCGCCAGACCCCTGACCACCATCGGTGTTGACCCACACAGCGCCACCACCGCCGCCAGCGTAGTATGTGCTATTTAACCACTGCTTTCCTGCGCCCCCGTTGCCACCGTAGGTGGAAGTGAAGGAATTAGTGCAGTTCCCTCCTGCCGCCCCTGCGCCACCGCCACCGCCACCGCCAGCGTGGTGTAAAGGCCGGTTATAAGCAGCTTGCGGGGCATTAAACCAATGTCCATATCCGCCAGCGTTACCGTCACCGCTACCACTAGCAGAGCCGCCAGATTTAGTGCTTGTGTTTAAAGAG